TTTCGTCGTCACCTTCCGGGCCAATCCGATGCACGTTGAATGTCGGGTTGTTCCCGGTCAGGGTGTTCACCGTGCGCTGTCGGTGTAGATGCAACAAGTCCGCCGTGGAAAGCGGCACATTGCCGACCTGGGACGGCTTGCGTTGCCAGTGCTTCCCCTTGCCGAATCGGTAGTTGCGATTCCAGAGGGCAGGGAGCCCAAGCCGTTCTTTCTCGGCTTGGCAGTCGAGAAAGATTTGCGCGACCCGACGTCCCACTGCCTGGGACTGCTCACGCGGGGGCAGGACATTGAAACTGTCGTCGGCCATGGGCTACCGCCGTCTCTTTTGCATGCCGCGCTGATGCGTTGGGAGGTGGGAAGCAATAGGCGTCGGCTCGGGACCGGCCTCGTCTCGCTGATGTGCCCTGGCCGCCGCACGTGCGGCCTCGGCAACCGCCCACTCCTTGGCCAGGTCCTCCGAGTTGTGGACGTAGGGAGGCGCCGGTGGATGCTCCAGACCCTGGCCGATGACGAAATACCCCTCAGGCGTCAGGAGCCGATTTGGTCGCACCATGTCATGAGAATTGAGGTCCCACCCCATGGCGCGCAAACGGCAGATCGGGCACAGGAGGTCGAGCCAACCGGCCTCAGCCGGGAAGGGGGGGATGTACCCGGGGCCCAGCGGCGCGAACATGGCACCCTGGAGGGGCAACGCCAGGGTCTCAGGGTCGAATGTCCCGATGTTGGTCAGGCACATTTCACAGCGGAGGATCATCGGTCGGTCTCCTTGTCAGAGGGGAGCGTTGCGGCCAGATCCCACGGGCTTTCGGCTGGGAGCACATCCGCCTGCTCGGGCTTGGTTGTGGCGATCCAGACCGGCTTGCCCTGGCTCTCGCGGCCGAGCCGCCAGCCGAGCTTGAGCACACCAAACAGCAGGGCCACCAGCGCGCCGGCCATGGCCAGCAGTTGCCACAAGGGCAGCGAGATCATGGTCATTCGAAGACCTCCGCGTCGAATCGAGGAAGAGTAGGGATCAAGGCCTCTTGGTCAGGCAGGGCCTCTTGCCCCAGGGCTTCGTCCCAGGGGTCGATCCTGGCCGGAACGGTGACGACTCCACGGGGAGGGGTGATGATCGCCAGCCCCTCCAGGGCACAGCCTAGAGCGACCAGCCGCGGCAATTTTTCGGACTCCGGGGTAACGCGGCCATCCCACAGCGTGCGCAGTGTGCCGATGTCAGTGCGCAAATTGTCGCTGTCATCCAGGTACAGGCGTTTGTCCTGGCCGTTGAGCGCGTCGAGGATAGCGTTGCAGTGGGCCAACCAGCGTGGAGGCTGTTTGTAGGCGAGGTCTACCAGGAGCAGTTCGCGCCCCTGGCTTTGAACGATACCGACGGCCGGCTCGTACATTTCGTGTTCGATGGAACCGATCCACCGGATGTCGTCATCATCGAGCAGCCCCCACGCCTCGGACAACTCGAAATAGCGCTCCAGGAGCTTGTAGAGGTTGTCGTTGACCACCTCGGCCAGGACATGGGCCACCGGGCGCAGGCCATCCCACTCCAGGCCCAGGACCACAAGCGCGCCTTCGTGCGGATGGCACGGCCAGGCCAGGCCGCCTACGATGGCGCCGTACTCCCGGCCGGTCGCCAGCTCGCGCCAGACCGTCGAGGAGGGGACGGCCAGGGTGGTGGTCCCCTCCATGCGATCGATGTGTCGATTCGCCGGGCCCACGTCGCGGCCGGGAATGGTGAGGCGTTTGACGCGCATCATGCGAGATTCAACCCGGCCGTCAGGCCATCGGTTTTGGGTGCCCGCAACATGCAGACGTGGCACGCCTCATCGTAAATGTGGTCCTCGCCCGTGGTGTCGATGTCCTCCACGTTGAGGCGGTCCATCTGCAGGAGCGGAATCGTCCGGATGAACTGCTCGCAGGTGTCGTAGACCTGGAGCATGGGGCGCATGCCTTCCTCCGGGACGTCCAATCTTTCCCGGAAACGCCTGATTTTCGTGGCCCGGGTTGGATCGCCAGGAACTAAGACGACCCCTTTCCCGGCAAAGACCTCGGCCGTGCTCGGCCCCTGGCCGCCGCCCCGGTAATCGGGTTTCTTGGCGAAACAGTCCGGACCGGCCAGGCGGGTGATAGGACGGCCCTTGATACCCATGCGCTCCTCACGCTCAAGGATGCCGGCCGCGATCTCCGGGTCCGTCAAGCGCAGACCCTGCCCAGGCGTCCCGTTGAATCCGTACCATTCCGCGCAACGGATCAAGCGGCCGTCAGCATCCTCCCACCACCACCCCAGAGAGAAGGGAGCGCCGTAGCCCCAGTCGAAGGTCATGTAGAGCGAAACGCCGGCAGGGATGGGCATGGCCGGGATGACATGCTTGTCCCGGTGAAATTCGAAGGCTTGGCCCAGGAAAATGTTCCAGTCGCCGTCTCGATAGGCGGAACGATACGGCTCGGGCAGCGCGTCCAGGCGTTTGGCATAGTTTGGGTCCCGAAGCATGAGGAGCGGGTTATCCTCGAGCAAACCCGGGATGTAGACGCGCACCATGCCACCCTGGTCATTTGGGGCGCGCTTGAGCGTCATTGGTGGCGCGAAATCCACCCAACGAGACTTGACGAAGGCATGCCCGACACCACCCGGGTTGGTAGCGGCCACGATGCCCGGGATCTTGTGGCGGTAGGCGGGGGGGATATCCAAAGCACACCGTAGACGGCCGCGCAAATAGTCGTACTGGAACTCTGTAAACGTCGTCAGCTCATCAAGCAGGAGAAAATGGATTTCTGCTCCCTGGTACTGAAAAACGTCATTTTCGTACTGGCACGAGGCGAAGAACAATCGGCTTCCGTTGTTGAAATCCCACCGCTTGGCCTGCTGCTTGTAGACGCCAACGCTCTTTGGGAATTGCGCTTGCGATACCAGGATGTGGTTCTTCTCAAGCTCCGGAAACGTGCGCCGAAACAAGTAGGCCTGCAGGCCAGGTATGCGCATGCACCAATGCAGGGCCTCCATACGCAAAAAGTGAGACTTCCCCGGACCGGCCGCGCCTCCATAAAGCAGTTCGTTGGCCGGACTGCGATGGGCCATCATCTGCTTGGGAAGAGGCCGATAATCGGCGGTTGGGGGAAGAGACACTAAATGCCCTCCGGAAGCGGGTCTGGTTCCGGAACGGCGGAAACGAACGTGATGCCGCCGACGGTGAGCTTGTCGTCAAAGATTCCATGATGCCGGCCGAGCAGTTCCAGGGTGCCCTTCTTGTCCACGAGCTCGATCACCAGGGATTCTCCCTGGGCATTCTTGGTGAACTTGATCTTCTGGACGGCCGCAGCTTGGTCTTTGGTCAAGGCAGAGGATGCCTTCGCTTTGGGGCGACCGTCTTCACCCCATTCGACGAAATCCCGGATGTCAGTGAACGCCATACGGTTGAGCTCGCGGACCACATCATCGGCCGACTTCTCTGTCCGCTTCGCACGATTCTCCATGGCCTTGGCGATGGCCGCCTGAATCCGGGGCTTGGCCAGCATCTTCGACGCCGTAACTTCGGCGGGTTTGGGGCTGTACCCTGCGCGGATTGCAGCAGCCTTGCCGCACAAGTCGACAAGGTATTCACGGACGAAAGAGGCCTCTCGAACATTGAGTCTCTCTGCCCGTGGTATGCTGCGCTGATTCTTCTGAGGCATTAATGCACCAATTCGCTCACAACTGGCCAGTAACAGACCATGCTGATGATTTCATTCTCGGTGAGGCCTGGGTTCAATTCCTTGAGCCGCTCAAGGTCAAAATCATAGATGAGGTATCCGTTCATACAATTCTCCCACTACGGCTTTGGAGCGTTGACCCATCCCATCCGCATGACGAACCACCCGACGAGGGCAATGGCGCCCCACTCCAAGATTTTGACCACCACGATGGAGCGCATTTTAAGCGCCCCCTTCATCGCCCGGTGCTGCTCGGCGTGCTCTTCCGGGGTGATGGGACATTTTGCGCAACACGCCGCTTGGCCGCATTTCCCCTCACTGATCTTGGCCGCTATGGCTTCGGCGAGACGTGTAATTTCCACATCGTTCATGCCGCCTCCTGCGGCTTGAACGGCCCGATAAGCTCCACCACCTTGCCAGCCCACCACCGGGGGATGTCGGGTGGTTGCGGCGCCAGGCCTTGGGGAGCGTCGGTGAGCCGCGGCAGGCCGGCGGCCTCAGCGGCTATGCCCCATGCCTCGGAACAAAAAAGGAGCGCGTCGTCCTCCTGGGCATGCCCGGAAACCTGGCGGGCGAGAGAGCCGTAATCGTACCCGGTCTGGCTGAACATCTTGTCGAGCATCCATGCGCGGAATTTTGTCTGAATCTGCGGCGTGAGGGCCCAGGGCGTGAACAAGAACAGCCGGCCGTCGAAGTCGTCGCCGAAGTAGTGGCTGAGGTAGGTCGGCGTCAGTCCATGCTCCAGGGCCTCGATCAGCGTCACGCGCTCGGCGCCCACCATGTCGGCCGGGAACCGGACCACGGGTGCCGCATGGCTGCACCAAGCGTCGTCGCCCTCGAAAAAACGGATGGCCCGACCAAGCCAGTCCGAAGACGCCGTGAGCAGGCAGGCGCCGGTGACGCACAGCTCCCGCCCGCCGTAGAGGTAGGGCCTGACGGGGATATCGGGCATCACCATGGCTACATGCCCTCCGCAATCTTGGTCACGCGAGCCCGGGCCCGGGCGTAGAGGTCGAGGGCGGCCAGCAAGTCGCCCCGGCTGGCCACGGACTCCAGGTCCACGATGTCCGCGCGCAGGTCATCGAGCCCAGGGAGCGATCCAGCGGTCTTGAGCCGCGTGTAGCTCGCCCAGAGCCAGGCAATGCCGCACCGGATGCGCTCCGGGAGTGTGGAGGGGCTGGACGTGGCCGTGTTCGATGATGCCGAAGGCCTGTCCGGCCCGAGAGCGGGGGAGGCGCCGCCCTCGGTGGACAGGTTGGCACAAGCCGGAAGGAAGGCCAGGAACAGGAGAAGCACGATCGCGGCGGGGATTGTGGGTTTACGCACGGCGGCCTCCCTGCGTAAAAAGAGACTGAATGAACGGCTTGGAGATGTCGAAGCCGCCTTGGACGCCGATGTACCAGGTAAGAAGATCGCCGAGTTTCTGGATTTGGAAATCGTTCAGTCCGACGTTGAAAAAACGCAGGACTACGGAATTTCCCACAATGACGAGCGCACCCAAGGCGGTCACACACAACTTTTTGCTGAGTCGAACTCCGCCGATGGTCAGAACCCCAGGCGCTTGTACAGGGCTTCCCACCGTCTGGACCACCGCAGGGCTCTCGGCTGGCTCATCCCGCAGTCCATCAGTCGGCAGTACAGGTGTACCGGGTTGATCTTGTGTCGCATCCCCTCCAGGAACTGGCTGGCCAAGGACAGAAGCCTCTTGCCCATGGGGAATCTCCTGCAAATACTTGATGAGGCTATTGGTGCGATTCATCCACCCGTCGATGAATTTGGAGAACTTTGGAGTCTCCGACACCAGACGCTTGTAGAACGCCTGCCGCTCCTGAATGACCCGCAACGCAAGGAGCTCGTCATTGAGGCCGGGGTCAGCAATGCGGGACCGTGTCTTTGGCCCAAGCCGGCCGTCCTCGTCGATCTTGGGACCGTCGAAAGCGTTGCAGGCCGCCTGCAAGCATCGCATGGCACGGCCGCGGCCGCAGTTGACCGAAGCGTCGTAGTGGGCAATGGCGAGCAGCGGGGGGAAGGAATCCAGATCCTGGCAGGTCCAAAATTCCTGGCGCAGGATCAGGGCCGCACCCGCGGGGGTGAGGCATCGGATATCGTCGGCATCGATGTCGCCATCGCCGTCCACGTCGTGTCCGAGCGACCGCAAAAAACGCAATGAGACGCCGTAGTTCGTGATGCCACCCGGATCGGCCGCATCGTCGGAGAGACCACCTTCCCAGCGCATCCGGAACTTGTCGGCCTGCTCGAAACTCATGACTTCCACCTCGTCAGCGATAAAATTATTTTCGCCAGGTCTTACCTGGCCTTAGCCGTAGTGAAACCATATGGCGGCGCTGGGAACCCTGCCGAACGTAGAGATTTTTCGGCCTGTTTAGCCTCTCCCAGGGCAAGGGCGTCCCGAGCCGTTTGCTTGGTCAAAGCGTCCCAGAAACGTCGAAGAGGCTCGGGGAGGTTGAGGTCGTCAGCGGAGGAATACTGGAGCGGGATGAACTCCCGGCAGTGGCAGAAGGGGCATTCCCAAGGCTTGTCAGCCGGGACGTTGAATCGACTGGTGGTGGCGCAGGCGCGACAAAGACGAATCGAGGTTGGATTCGAAAAAATCAGGGTGCCGTCTTCGAGGATGGGTTTTGGCTCGCGCTCCATGTCTCCAGCATGGAGGGATTTCGGGACAAAATCTTGTGGGGTTATGTCCTGTGTGCGAAATTAATTGCCAAGGATGCGCTGTACATGCCTCACGGAGAGACCGAATCGTTTGGCGATGGATTCATGGTCGATTCCATCTGAAGCAAGTCTGCGAATTTCTTGGTTTCTATTTATGATGGCCGTTTTGCTCCCATTGGGGATCATTTGTGATCCTCCCCCCCAATTGGCAATGATGGCGTCAACAGCTGCTGTAGCCAGTTCTGGTCCGATACGCTCAGCTATTGCTGCGTGCAGGTCATGTTGCCGCATTTTATCCGTCCCTGCCCGGTCCAGCGTCGGCCGGGCCTCTTAAAGTTGCTATAGGTATTACTCAGCTTTTTTTCGCCTCTCCCACAGGCGCATGTCCTTCATCTTCTTGCGCCGTTCGCGCTGCAGGCCCTTGGCGCACAGGGGCGCGCCCTTCTTGTAGCCCCACTTGGCCCGATACTCGTCGGGCGTGAGGCCATGCGCCGTGAGATGCTTTTTGGTGAGCACCTTAAAAGTCTTTCCGCATTCGAGGCAGGTGATAGAGCGATCCTTGATTGCCTTGGCCGGGTCGACAGCGGGGGAATCGCTTCCTCCCTCGCTGTAGCTAACCTGGGAGGCATCTGCGGCCGCTTGGATGCCAGCAGCCACATTTTTGAGCATCGAGATGACTTCCTCGTCGGTCATATTGCGGACCGAGGCTTGGGCCTTCACGATTTCCAAGGCTGCTTTCAGAGAGTCTTCCATGGAGTCCTCCATGTTTTTAAAATTATTGAAGTGGTTGTATTTCTACAGAAACATATCCACCTTTGACGACGTCGCCCCAGTACACGTGCTTGGCTCGTATTTGCGAATCGTCTCCCCATACACCTGCCTTGGTCAAGGCGTCGAAGAGAGCCTTGCCCGCGAAGTTGTCTTCATCCCTCCGGCGTTTGTCCGGAGGATACAGCGTGACGCTGACCTCCAGCTGTCCATGGAGAGGGATAGAAGAGAGCTTTTCCCCAAGCACAAGAGAACGAACAGCTAGACGATACGTCGTCGATTTGTTGGACAAGTGCATGTGACTTCGTGACCGACGCCACGTTTTATTCGTGCTTGGTGGCCATGGGAGGATCAGGCGGATCAAGTCACGGATCATGGCTACTCCAACCACCCAACCGCTTTGGCATTTTCAATCTGTTTCAAAATGCAGGCGCGTTCTTCTTCGGGAAATCTTTCGAATGCGGCCAACTCGGAACCTCCAGAAAAACGTTCTCCATTCCAGCCCAGATGCAAGTGTTGCCTGGCCCTCCCTTTCCCTGTCGTTCTCTCCATCGGCTCAGCTCTTCTTGCCAGAATGCTCCACCAACCATTTTCTTTCGGCCTAAACCATACTGTCCAAATGAGCTTTTGTTTTTCTTCCATCTCTCACCTCATTTTCCCATTCCCAAAAATCATCCCCACCTGGCCCCCCCCTATATACAGCTCCGCTGTATTATAGGGGGGCCACCGCCCGGTAACCGCTAGCCCGCATAAAACCTGGATTTTGGCGACCGTTCCCGGCGTTCCCAAAATGCAAGTCGGTGTCGCCGGGAACGCTTTTCGTGCTACGATTCAGATACATTTTCAAACTCCCCGAGCTCAAGGATGCCGACACCAAGGGCAAATGGACCACCGGGCACGTCGAGCCACTGCTCAACCGATCCACCCTTGGCCGGGCGGTATTTGTCGATTCGCTTCGCGTCGAGCAAACGTCTCCCGAGGCGGTCGAGGGCGTTCTTCCCGAGTTCGCGGAGGCTCTTGGGTAGCCGTTCACGTTTTTCAAAGAGGCCCTGCTTCCCGGTATGTTGGAACGGATGGCCTTGAGCAGCGGCGCTGGCGATGGCTTCCGCCAGAAGATCCATGAGGCGCTCTTCTTCGAGGCGCTTGATGCGCTGCGCCTCGTCATCCATGCCCACGAGAAGGCCGACATCGTTTCGAATGAAGATCTTTTCATCTTCATCACCGCCGAAGTTGGACTTGGGCAGTCCGCCGCGAACCACACGTCCTCTGGCGTACTCCACACCCATGTGTTTGCAGAGCGTCTTGGCCTTCTGCTCCTCTTCGGGCCAGAGGACATAGGCTCCGCGCCCATGATCGACGAATCCGGCGCTACCCGCGATTGCGTTTCTGGCGTCATCGAGGTTTCTGATCTTATCGCGCAACTTGTTCATGTGGTGAACGCCGAGTACCAGGGCGCCACTTTGCCTCGCAAGGCAGGTGAAACAGCCCATGACGAAAGCGCCCACGTTGCGGTCATTGAGATCAGCCAGGACGAAGCAAGAGATGGGGTCGATAACGACGAAGACGGGCCTGATCGACTTTATCTGCTCGGCTATCTCCTCCCAAAATGCAGTTGTCCGGAGAGACCCTCTTTCGGACGTAAAGAGGGCCGCCGGCTTGTCGAGATCAGGCAAACAGATGGCGTACAGACTCTCCGGGAACTCTCCACCCAGGTTTTCTATCCGGCGGTGCACCTCGTCCATGTCGTCCTCTGCCGCCAGCATGACCACGGGGCCATGGGTTACGAGCTGATGACCGAAGAAGAGAGACGATGGATTGAGGTCGATGCCGGGTTGTGGTTCTCGGGACACGTGCAAGGCCAAGTTGAGAGTCAGCATCCCCTTGCCTGTCCCGCCTGGAGCGGCGAGAATCATAGCCGATCCGAGAGGAAGAACGTCCTGGACGAGCCATTGCCGGACCGGGGCTTTCTGCCCAGACAGCCTGGAGATGCTCCAGTCACGGATTCTGACGCCATACCCCTTGGCCTGTGTCCGGACCGCATCCGGCCCTTCCAGGGCGTATAAGTCGTTAAAATCCTTTGGGTGACTGGAGAGATCATGGAATTCCGGCCAGACCACGGACGCACCGACGGTGCTGGCGGCTTTCCGCGCTGCTTCTATCCCGACGTTTTTGGGGACACCATTGACCTGTGTCCATCGGTCGTTGTCGGCGGCGAAGATGATTTTCGCTGCGGGGAACACCTCCTTTGCGACCATACCGGCCGGCTCGAGATTTTTCGCGTTGAAGGCGATAACGACGGTTTCGCCGGTTGCCATGTGGAGGCTGGCCCCGGTCGCGTAGCCCTCGCACACGTACACCGTCCTGGACGCATCAGGCGACGATGACGTGATGACGTGGATAAGACCCGGGTTGGCCTGGCCAGACAGGAACCGCTTCTCACCGTCGGGCATGATACGCTGCACCCCGCGCACTTCGCCGCGGCTATTGTACATGGGGATGAGCAGCTCACCGCGTTGATCGACACGGACACCGAAGGCCGCGACCCCTTTCCTCGCAAGGTAGGGGTGTTCCGTGGCCTCGGTGGCCGCCTCGAAAATTTTTGCCGCCCGGGTCGCCGCTGAATTGGCTTCGCGCGCACGTTCGGCTTCGGCCTCTTCCCGGGCCCGGCGATAGAAATCGTTGACGGCCGCGATCTCTTCGCGGCTCATCTCGTAATTGGCCTTGGAACACCACCTCTCGGATATCTCGTGCTTCCAAGAACCAAATGCTCCGGCTGGGGTCCCGTCCGGGTGGAACTTGTACCAGCCGGATTTCTTTCCCCGCGCCTCATCGGGAAGATCAAACCGGTGCAGGGCTCCGTCAGGGACGATCTCCGGCCGTCCCAGCCCGGTGGCGGCCATGGCATCCCGGAACGCCTCGACAGCGGCACTCACGGGCTGCGGGCGCGCCTGCTGCTGCGGCATGGGATCGTCCTGGCGCGCGTACTGGTTCAGGTCGATGACGCGCCGGCGTGGTTGGCCCATGGGGGATGCCTCCGTTTCGTCGGTCATGCGGAGACCCTATCCACGCCTTCTAATGATTGTCAACGATTGTATAGTATTCATAAACATTATTTAGCTTGCGCTATAGTCTGACAGGAGTTAGGGAATCCAAATGAGCGACAAAAAAACCGTTCAGATTGGCATTCGAGTGACCGAAGACCTGCGTGACGCCGTAGCTCTGTGCGCCATCCGTGAGACGCGAAGTATTTCGCAACAAGTTGAGCATTTTATTAAGCAAGGTCTCCGCGAATACCATCTTAATCACCCTGATTTTTTGCCTCAGTTTCTGAAGACTTTTGAATTCCAGCCTTCACGAAATGAAGAATCTGCTGACTAAGTGATCTTGATTCTTTGCTTGCGATTGTCTGAATGGCAATCTTCATTTCAGGTGTTACCCGAATCCCAATTTGAACGGTTTTATTGCTAGACATTTTCTCCTCCTTTTTCCCAACATCTCTCCGCCCAATCGCACCATTTGCATTCCAGCCGGGACGGATCGGCCAGCCCGCGCGGCAGCATCTCGCCCATATCGCAGGCGTTGAGGATGCGCTGCGCCCGATCCAGCAACGCCTGATGCGCCTGGGCCTCGTAGGCCACGAGCTCGTGATGGAGCTCCATGGTATCGGCGTTGAGGGAGGTGAACAGCCCCTGGGTCAACCGCATCTCGCCCATGTAAAGCTGCATCTGGCCGAAGTAGCGGGGATGGGCGACCCTCAACTTGTCGCGCTTGGATTTGCTCCAGGACTTGTTGTTGAGGCACTTGCACTCCCAGACCGCCGGCAGCGGGATGAGCGCCGGCCCCTCGCCGCGCCACATGACCAGTACGCCGTCGGCATGCCCCTTCACCCGGCTGTCCATGGCCTCGAACGCCCATTGCTCCCCGGTGTCCGGATCGTTCTCGAGCAGCACAAACCCGGATCGCTTGAGGAGCGCGATCGCGTAGTCCTCGGCCCACCGACCTCGGTCGAAACAGCGCAGCACGCGCGGCGGGAAGCCTTTGCCTGGGTCCGGCGCCACCTGCAGGTGCCGGTACTGGATGGCCCTTTCGCAGGCGTCCCCGAGGATGGAGGCCCCGAGGTAGTCCCGGGGTGTCTCGGCGTCCCGGGCCGCCGCCATGACGGCATCGATGCGGTCGTTGATGCGGTCGCCCAGGGCGGATGTGCTGTTGAGGTCGATCACGCCCCCACCTCCATAGTCTCCACGGCCAAAGCCGCAGCCACCGGCGCCACCCACACGGGCGTGGAGCTCATCGAAAACGTCTCGCCGGACCATGCGAGGAGTAGCGTGGCCCCCATCACCTCGGCGATGGCAGCGGCCGCCGGCGGCGGTACGGCGTTGCCGATGCGCTCGCGCCAGGCCTGATCCGATAGCCCGTCGAGTTCGAGGCGTTCCTCGGGATCCACGAGGCCCTGCAGGGCGGCCAATTCGAGTGTGGTAAACGGCCGATGCCACGTGCCGTCGAGGGCGCGGATTACGGCGACCAGACGGTCAGCCGGAGCCGGCAGTGTCTCCATGAGGTCGCCTGCAGCCGGGCGTGGATCGGCCACGGACCACGCGCCGTTGTCGTGCTGGCCATGGCCTGTCACCGACCCAGCCGGACGGCTCCAGGGGACCACGCCGAAATTGGCCTGGGTGAGGTAGACCTCCTTGCCATCACGGTTCCAGGGGGTGCGCGGATCGGACACGGCGAATGCCCCCTGGCCCGTCGTGCTGCCGCCAATGACGGTCCCAGCCGAGGCATCGTAGGCCACCACGGCGTACTTGCCATAGGCTGGACCCTGCTGACGCGGATCGGCGATGGTGTACCGGCCCCCGCCCGGGGCGCTCTGTCCGGATACTGCCCCCATGGCCGAAGACCAGGGCAGGACTCCGTACTGGCCGTACTCGTGACCCAGGGCGCAACGCGGATCAGCAACCGAAAATCGTCCCGTTGTTGCCAGCCCCCGGGCCGTGATGGTCCCGGCGTGGGCATCGAAGGGGAGGACGCCGAGCGTGTGGCCCCGGGCAGCACGGTAGCCACGGGGATCGGCAACGGCGAACGTGCCGTTTGTCGGGAGGCTCCGGCCGGCGACGGTATTGGCCGGGGCCTCGAAAGGGGTAACGCCGAGCGTGGCGCGTCGGCCGTTGAACGCTCTCGGGTCGGCTACGGAATAGCGGCCGCAGGTCGGACCGGCATTTCCTGTCACGGCGCCGGCGGTAGCCGCCCAGGGGAGCACGCCGAGGGTGCCATCCTGATAGCCCCTATCCGGCACGATGCCGTAATCCGCCAACACCCCGTCCTGGACGCGCAGCTTCGACAGCGACCGCCAGTCGCTGCCCGCCTCCACGAACGCCAGCCGGACCCATGTGCGCCACTGCAACGCCGGCATCCGGTGTATGGGGCCGGCTATGGCCGCCCCGGGCAGGGGCATCCGGCCCAGGACGTCACCCACGGCCCGGAGTGGGCGCTTGCTCGGCTGATACAGGAACGGGGGCACCTTCTCGCGGTGCCTGGCCACCAGCAAAAAACGCTTACGGGACTGCGCCAGACCGCCGAGCTCACCGCAGTCGTGCGTGGTCTCGGCCACGGCGTAGCCGTAGTGGCGCAGCAGCGCGCCAATCTGGTCCAGGAGGTGGCGGCCGCGGCTGGCGATGCGGGGCACATTCTCGAAAAGGATCAATTCGATGGGGTCATCCCGATAAGCCTCCAGGGCCAGCCAGATGCCCCGCAGGGTCAGGCGGTTGAGGGCCTGATAGCGTTCGGAGTGGCTTTTGCTCTCCGACAGGAGCCCGGAAAACCCTTTGCACGGGGCTGAGAGGAAAAGAATATGGGGATGCAGGTAACGGAAGGCTCGGCGAATGTCGTCGGGCATGGCCTCGCGCCAGCCGGCTGGCGGCTCCTGGCCATGGAACGCCTGATATTGCTCCCGGTCCATGAGGTCCATGCAGGTGCCTGGGACACCAGCCATCCGTGAAAAATCGGCGATGGCGGCCGGGCTGACATCAATGCCGCCGAGGCAGCGGAACCGGGCGCGTAGCGATCCGACCGACGCCCGGCCTCTGTTGAACCCTCGGGCCCCCCCACCAAGCCCGCAATACAGGTGCGCGTGGTTGATTTCCACGAGTTCGATAGGGGCCTGGATCATGATGGCGCCTTATTCCCTGTAGATGGTTTGGGTTACATCTGTCTCCTGTAACCCTTTGTTTTTTATGAACACGAAAGAGAGAAAATGTGATTGATCATTTAAGTTCTCTGTCGAATATAACAATCAATTCATGATGACGTTCGAAATTTTCCAGATTCGCTTTTATAAGCCCCCTGGCTATCTCTGATCGAGCCTTCTTAGAAGCATCTGACAATTTACAAATTCTATCAAATATTTCTGGCTCGATAGTGATGTTGAATTGAGTGTAGTTAACTTCGCCTTTTTTCTTAATTCTCAAAGAGGCATCCATGTGGTCGCGGAGTGGGGAAAGATCTTTATCGTTTAATTGATCTATGGAAAATTTTGAAAAAGAATTTTCTTTTTTGCTACTAAACAACCTTTTTAACCAACCCATAACGACCTCCCGGAATGAGCATGAAAGAAATTCATATCTTGGCTTTTGACGAATTGGTTGCCGACAATGGACGCGACGTATTCCTACAGGCTGAAACACCACAAGGACTTATAAACTTGCGGTTTTCGGTCTCGTCGATTCCATCATTACACAACGTCCTCGTCAATCTTCGCCGCGTCGAAACACGGCAGGAGGCGTAGTCATGGCGCGAGGGATCGTCGTCTCGGAATTTTTGGAGCCCATATTTGATGAAAATCAAGGGGTGGCGTTGTTGCGATATGTCACAGATACGGGAGAAATTTCCTGTATAGGGGTAGAGGCCACATCGTTGCCATCGCTTCAGCAGGCTATTCGGACGTTGCCTTGGTTGCAATGCGAGGTCCCCGCCACCTATGGCAATGCCTGACCGCATGCTGCATCTGCATGTCGTCGTGCGACGACGCGCAAGGGGCAGGGCCAGACGATCCAAGCGACGGGACCGGGCGGGAAGAGGGGGCAGGGGGAGCGCCCACATCACACAGCGGATATTGTCCAGATCGTTATTGGCGTTCCATGATACGATCATTATATCGAGTCCTTTATTTTTTCTCGCCCCTCTCGGTATTGAATCGGTGCGACCCAAACCCAAACTGAGAGGAGAGACGAAATGGATTGGCCAAATTGGATAATGGCTATTTCAAGTTTGGTAATCATGGTGTCTACCATTGTAACTGCATGTCTTGCTTATAGAGTCAAACGAGACTCCGATGCTGACCAAAAAAAGATTCAAGAACTACTGAATAATATGATTTGCGCATTGCTTGTCTCCGCTGCCCCTGGATATCCTGATACGGCCGTAGGCTTATTTCACGCCCAATTGGAAAAGCTCAAAGAATATTCCGACAAAAAATCCAATCCAAACAAGTGAAGCCATCGTGAACAGTAAAGGGAATACTACATGCTCCATAAAATGATCTTCCGTCATACGGAATATCCACTGCTTGACTTTCTCTGGTTGGGGTATCGGAGGAGTTTCAGGAGAGAGACGCGCCCTTTCGCGTTCCGCTTTCCTCTCGGCATTGTGTTGCTCCAGCAAACGCTTTCTTCTCCCCTGGGTCATTCCAATCCGCATGCGAGCCTCATATTTTGTGGGCTGGGCGTACCAGGGGAGGCGCCGAGGAGGGCGATACCGTGACATTCGGTTACTCCTTGGAATGCATGCCAACATAGAAACCGGCGTAAAAAATAATCGCGCCCATGATTGACCCGATGAAAAAAGATAATGATTCCATTACAGCACTCCTTGGGGAAACAGCATCACGCGGCCTCGTCGGGGTGGGGCTGGGTGGGCGCTGCAAGCAGGTCAACGAGCGGGATGCCAAACGCCCGATGGTATCTGAGGGCTAAATTGGAAGAGATTCTACGTTCACCGTGGTAGTGCCGATGAACATTTACCGGGTTGACCCCGGAAATCCTCGCCGCTTCGGCAAGTGAAAGTCCTTGGGCATCGATAAATTCTCGCAGTGCGTTCATGAAGGCGTAAATACCAAATGGTATCTATTTTCGTCAATAAAATCCCGGAAGGTATTTGCGAGACCTGAAAAATCTTGGCAGAGGGTTTGGTATGGGGATTTTTAGGGATACCATGGACCGGCTCAAGGCCGAGTCCACCACGCGGTATAAGAACCCAAAACAAATGGCCGAAGCTTTTGGGAAAAATGCGAATCTTTTTACGCGCTGGTTTGCTGGGGAGCGGAAGCCTAGATTTGAAGACTTGGCCGACGTGCTAGATAAGCTCGGCGCCCGCATCGTCTTCCCTGGCGCGCAACAAGAGATGACCAGGGAGGTGGTCTTCGCCAACCCCAAGCTAGTGAATGTCCCGGAGGGGGCTCCCCCGCCTGTTGCCCATAATTATCTCGCTGTGCCCATGGTGGCATGGTCTGGTGCAGGGACAGGGGTGGACGAACCGATTGAACTAGATGGGAATTATCTAATGGTAATTCAAAACCATCCTTCTATCCGGACACGGACAAATCTTATCGGGGTACGAATCGCCAAAGGGGAAACAAGCATGACGGGGCTTATGAACCCCGGCGATATAGTTGTTGTTGATAGAGAGGATATTCCGAAGAACCCCAAGCCTCCGGGGAATATATATCTTGTGCGCGACCCTGATTCGCCGGGTGGCGTCATGATAAAGCGCGTCATTTTTCAGGAAAGTAAAAAAGGGAATCTTGATATCGTTTTTTATTCGCAAGATGCCACAAACCACCCCCCGAAGGTTTTTGATTTTCACGAAACTTTTGAAGATAGCGTTGTCAAGGCTATAGTTGGCCGAGTGGTCGTGTGCTTCTCGGATATGACGGACAAATGATATATTCGAACTTTTATGGAAAATACGAATCGTTATAAATAATCGAGGCGCCGTATGATAGGTGAAGGCAAGATGATCACGAGTCATGAAAGGATAATTCGATTAGTTATATCAGGCTTATATTTGTTTGGGGCAATATATTTTTTTAAAAAATACCAGGAAGCTTTTTTCTTTAAAAGTGCATACGAATATATTGTCATTTTTTATATAATCGTTGGAGTGCTATCGCTACTGCCACTATTTTTTTTAAACAGAGAAACTGCACTCATTTTTTTTGCTAAAAAAAGCATTTTATATGTGTCTTTAAGTATAATTATTTCATTCCACGCTTTAATATGTATAATGTTTTTTCATATTCAAGGGGTAGTTTATGTAATGGCAAGTTTTGTATGTAATATTGTTATGCAAATTCCGTTGCTATATACGGTAAAAAATAAACACAATGCGTCTCTAAAGCGCGATAGTGCATTGTTACGCGGTTAAATATACCTATTGTTCAGTAATTGCAGAACATGCTGGCTACTAGGTTCTGACGGTTTGAAGGATTATGAAAAATTTGGGGAAAAATAAGAAAGGTTTTACCCTAGTAGAAGTAATTCTTACGCTGGTGGTGATAGCTATTTTTTCAACGATGGTAATCCCGTTCTTTTTTTCTGGGATTACCTCAAACTACGTTCCGATAGAAAGATTAAAAGAAAGCTCTTTTTTGAATAATACAATGAATTCTGTTGTTTCTGATTATGAAAATCTATCAACAAAAGATGCATCATCAATTATAGAAAAAGTTAGTAATTTTTCTGATAACTATGGAACAAAATGTCCAAATTGTACAGCGAGTGTACAAAATATAACTTCAGTGAGCGGTTGGAAGCTACCCTCTACTGGAGCGGTGCTTGTTACCATAACAAATAATAGCACTAAAGAGACTTTGAGCCATGTTTTTTCCGTTCAAACGTATTAAGAAACAACCTTTGTTGGGGTTTACATTAATCGAAATTCTATGCGTCCTTTTGCTGGTAGGTTTTTTTCTGGTTGCATCCATGAAGATATATAGTAATATTATTAAATCTTACGTTAATTCTGACCAAGATTATTCACAGGTCCAAAAATGTCAAATTGCAATCGTGCGAGTCATGCGGGAAATGGAAAATGCATCGTCTGTGTCAACAACGAATAATATTATATCATATACATATGACGGGACCAGATCAATTTTCTTATTGGACACTAATTTAGTTCTGTATACATCCTCAGATGATGCCAACCATATTTTGCTTGACAATGTTGTCGCTGGGAGTGGCTTTTCTGCGAATTTTGCACCGATCGCAGGAGCAACATCGGGATCGGGGTTATTGAATATACAAATCACAACTAGTTTTTCCAATAGCCTGACGAAAAAATACGAAGAGATTATTTATGTCCGTTGATGATAAAATAATAAACAAAGAACAATGCTGCTGCGGATCAACGCTGTTGTTTGTTATTTTGGCAATATTGGCTGTTGGTGCGCTTGCTATCGGGATACAAAAAATATCATCTGTCGCAGTTGTAAATGAATTAATGTTTAACCAAACGAACCAAGCTAAAAATTTAGCATACTCTGGTCTAGAATATAAAAATGGAATTGTTGCTTATTACACACCAATGATTAATTCTAGCAGCAAGACTACGGATGATTTATGTTCTGCTTTGAATGGAACATTTGACATTGGTGGTGGTCTTGGAAGTTTTACGCTTAGTTCAAATTGTTCGGGTGATGTCTCAAGTTATAAACTTTCGGTAACTTCAACTGGGCAAACTGTATCTGGTCCAAATCAAGCAAAATTTCAAGTGTCGTCAACAGATACTTTGACATTTACACCGACAACAACAAATACATATGATGGTAAAGTTATGATATCGTCTGGAGATGTTACAATTAGTGGCGATGCTGTAATAACGGGTGATTTGTATGTTGGCTCATTGACAGTTTCCCAGGCTACCATCACGGGCAATGTCACGTCACTTGGCACAACAAATTTATATTATAATCAAAAGATTAAGGGTAACTTATGCTCCGTTGGAACGGTAACAATGGCGCAGGCAGCTACTATATCTGGAGATTTAAAATCAAATTCTGATGTTTCTTTGCCCAATGCCAATACAGTCGGTGGAACTATTTATTCTGACAAAACTGTATCAATGGACAACCAATCTAGGGTTGGTGGAGACATTGATGCAACTGGTAACATCACACTGAACTATGGGATAACAGTTGTTGGGAGTGCTTACACAAAAGGGGCTCTGGCTATGGGCGGAGGAGGGACGCCGTGGACCTCTGGGGCGGAACCGTCCGCGCATGGAGGGACTATCATGACAAATGGTTATGCTGGCGGGGCGCTTACAATGGGATACGGAAATAGCATTTGGGGGAATGGAGTCACTGCAAACAGCGCTCCAAGCGGCAATGGTATATATATTGGAACGCCAATCAGTAACGCCGCCTATCCTCCTCCAGATACAAACAAAAATGTTGCACCATCGGGTTTGCCAGTTTCCTGTACCAAGTACGACAATCCAAAGCTAACCACGTTTAATCCCCCGACTTCACCAGCTGGCCTAACGGCTACAAAGAAGACATTTCCTACTATCGGGTATGAAGGGCATCCGAAGGACCCCATTGCTCCTGGATGGTATGGTGATGCTACAACAGGCCAATATTCGACAATTGAACTTTTATCTGGAACATATTATTTTGACTCTTTAACTCTTGGTTATGGAACAAAGTTATATTTGGATGTTACATCCGGAGATATTTTAATTTTTGTGAATGGAGTAACTAAGATCGATACCAGGATAGATGGAAAAAAAGATAAATATGGTGGTGTTTATATTATATATAAGGGTGAAGAATATCCATTTTCATCAGCAGACATAAGTTTAGCAGCTAAAGTTTATTTAGAATGTCATAGCGCAATTGAGCTAACGTATTTAAGCAATTGGTTTGGGACATTATTTTCAAGTTCAACAATTCAATTTGATGGAGCGAATAAAATTATAGGCGTTTATGCGTCTTTATCGTCGCAAGCAGTTTCATGGAGTTCAAGCATAACATATGTTCAATCGAATTATGCTAAGAACAATTGGTAAAATACTGCTTGTGCCCGCGCTTGATGGCTTCGGTGATGACGGCACAGCCTAGAGATGATCCCAGCCTGCCGGTTGGGATTTCGCATAGACTTCCGCAAGGCTAGGACACTCCTTGGCGGGTGGGGCGAATAGTCCCGGATCGCAAAGCACCACCCCGCCTCAATTCATTCAGCCCCGCTTCGGCGGGTTTTTTTTTGCCTGATGAATCCAATTGGTATTTTTATCTAGACGATATAGATACCGTTTGGTATCTTTCTTTCAACAACGCCACCCACGAACCCAACCGCACCGCGGCCAGATGGCCCGGGGCCAAGGGTGAAGGAGTTGGCGGCTTGGGCCAGAGCGCACCTGGAAGCGCCGAGGGGATAAGCGCCCGCTAGACGGGGGACATCCACGTTATCGGAACAATCCAAGGGCCAAGGGCGCGTGAAGGCTGGTATCAGCAGATCTTTGAATATCGAGCTTGGAGAGGGTGGCTGCGGCGTGGATGGACACGCATTTGATGGGGACATGTGGCACTGGGCCGCGAAATCCAGAGTTGCTGCGTTGCAGCGTGGTTGCCCCGACTGCCCAGCCGGTATCAAGGCCGGCCAGCCATCCTCTCCAAGCTCGAGACTCGGCCCCTCGCCCCAGGCCCTGCCAGCCTGGCGCGCCCTCCACAACGGTTCCGGGCAGGGGCGGGGAGTGACCCCTCCCGCCCCGCCTGGGGCGAGGGTCCGAGAAGTGGCAAGGGGAAAATCAATAACCTTAACAGGTGGAGGACACGTGAAATTTAACATCAAAATGCGTTTTGCGGCGGTCATGTCGTTGGGTGGCGACACGTCCAAGTTGCCGGTGGAAGATCTTCTCAACGCAGCCACCGCGAAGGAGTGGACGGTTCGCCAGGCCGTGGCCCAGGCGGGAGCTTCCCGGACGGACATCCCTGCCGAGACGCTGGTGGCCCTGGCGTCCTCCCCCGAGTGGCGCGTTCGCCAGGCCGTGGCCCAGGCGGGAGCTTCCCGGACGGACATCCCTGCCGAGACGCTGGTGGCCCTGGCGTCCGACGACGACTGCGACGTTCGCCAGGCCGTGGCCCAGGCGGGAGCCAGCCGGGGACTCATCGAGCAGATGCTTGCCGACATCATGGGCACGCTCGCAGCCTGAAAAGTTACGTGAGGGGGCTTGGCTCCAGCGCCGGCCCCCTCGCCATAGGAGATCAACCATGAGCGGCATCATGCGGAAACGCGCCAGACGCAGGGCCAACAGGCAGCGCCGACGGCGCGCCAAACGGCAGGGGTGAGGCTATGTGCCATGACGAGCTGTACCACCCCAAGCCTATCCCCCCCCATCGGCTGGCACGACGTTGGCCATGCGGCCCAGGCTGTCGCACTCGTCATACTGGCCGCACTGATCGTTTCTTGGTTTGGCCATGCGCGACGCGATTACCGCGCGGCCATGATCCGGCACGAGGCGGTGGCCAACGTGGCCGTGGAGCCCCGGGGATTGTGGGGTTCGAATACTCTGACATGTGAGGCAATCCGATGACCCAGCCTGACACCAGGACACAAGCGGCCATGGACGCGATCGTTGGCCCCGTGGCCAACACGGGCCTCCCGGGCATTAATCACAACATGGTGCTTCTGGGGGATATCCGGCGGTCCTTGAACGAGCCGGTGACGACACCGATGGAGGCGTTGTCGGAAATCGCCCGGGTCAAGCAACAAGCCCTGGCCAAAATTTACGATATCGCAACCGATCCGTGCGTCCGCGATCTGGCCCTGGCGGGATTGTACGGGTGCCTGCCCAAGGAGGCGGCATGAGCGTCTCCGGCCTCATGAGCCCTTATCACCTGGCTTTCAACACCCTGGATGATGTCACCCAACGTCGCCTGTTTGCCGAGCTGGGTGCGCGTGGCGATCATGCCACCATCCGCCAACTCAACCAGGCGGCCCTGGCGGAGATTCGTGCCCGCATGCTGCTGCGGCGGATCAAGGAACAAGCTCAATAACCCAAACCAGCAGGAGCAACACTTATGACGGCCCAAGCAAGAGTTCTTCAGATGCAAGAACCGGAAGCCGTTGCCCTCATTCGCGAAGGCGCGGCTCTCAAAGCCGAGATCGACGAGAAGTCGGAGCGTCTTCGGGAAATCCATGTCTGTCTGCTCGGAATCGCCAAGTTCGCCCCGGGCAAGAAGACGGCCACCGTCGAAGGCGCCGGCCTCAAGGCCAAGATCCAGAAGAAGGAATACGTCAAGTTCGACCAGGAAAAGCTGGCCCTCGCCCGGCTTGAGATGGGC